TGTTTATGCCACAGGTATAGTAGGAGATATTAAAATAACTAATTGGGAAACTGATAAAGAAGAATTTATTGAGTTTAATGATGAAGGATGGAATATAGATAATTATACTGATGATATAAAATTAGAAAACTCTATATGTCCACAAGACATGGAATTAGATTATGAAACAAAAACAATAACTATAAACTTTTAATTATGAATTACGATACTTATAAATTAAGCAACCCTATAGATGATGGTTTTTATACAGAAATGGTTTCTAGTTGTTGTGGTGCAGAAATGGGACAATCAGATACAAGTAATTGTTGTGATGCAAAGATGTGGGGTAACACAGATATATGTGGAGACTGCAAAGAACATGCTGAGACTTATGTGGTATGTGAAGAATGTGGCGAAGAATGTGATGAGATTGAATGTTATGAATATAAAGCATTAGAAAAAGAAAATTATGAAGAAATGAAGCGAGATGGTAATAAAGATGAATATTAACTTAAATAAAATAAATGTCAAAAATTAAGGAAAAACTATTATATAATCAAATTAAACATGAAAATGATTTTGCCAGATATTATTCTGATATGTATATGACAGCAGGATATATGGGAGCAGAAAAAGTGTTTGACAAATTATATAACGCAACAATAATTATTAATAAAACTAAAAAAATTACAAATGGAAGAAAATAACAAAACTCAAGAAACAAAAAAAGATCTTTTAAGAAGATTGTTTTTAGACAATAATCTTACAAAAGAAGATGTTTTTAAACACAAATTTTATACTATCATTACAAGGTCTGGTATTGATAAAATACAGGCAGTACAAGGTATTGAAATACAATATGAGATAGTAAATTTATCTGATGACCATAAACATTGTTTAATAAAAGCATTAGGTAAAAAAGGAGACAAGATTATACAAACTTTTGGAGAGTGTAGTCCACAAAACAATTCAAACGCATACCCTGTTTCTATGGCTGAAAAAAGAGCTATGAGTAGAATTGTACTAAAATTAGCTGGTTTCTACGAATTAGGAATTTTTGGAGAAGATGAGAGTGATGACTTTAAACGAGCATGATTGGATAGATGAGGTTCTTGATGATCAATGTGAAATGTGGCAAATTGGTTTAATAGAAGGTTTATTGCAAACATCAGCAGCTAATTATTTATATCAAAATATTAATTTTAATGATTTAACATACCATGAAGCAGAGGAAATTATCAAAGAACTCTACGAGAACAACTGCCCTACAGATCCTAAAGAACAATTTAAACAGATGTGTAAACGAGGAGTCTTTAAATAATTTACAAAAAGTTAGGCAAATATATAGTATTATGAATAGGCATAGAAACATCATAATACCTATAAATAATAAAAATCATTTAATAAATTTAAATCATTATATAGATTACTTTAAAGCAATACCACTAGAATTTTATAGTGCCAGACCTATATTTTATTATAATAATTTTAAGTGGGATGCTTTAGGATTATTAGGAGAGAGAATACACAGATCAAATATTAGGAGTAAATATTTGCAATTATGTTTTGCTGAACTTAATATTAGTATAGCTAGAGTTTTAGATAATGAGGTAGAAATATATGCTAAATATAAAAACAATAAAAAAAGAATCATAGGTGCTTTGGAACATATTAATAGCAAATTAACAGAGCAACAATTAAACAGAATATTAACAAGAACTTTTAAATTAAGTGATGAAAGAAAAATTATTTATGAGCAGCCAGGAAGAAGCACTTACTAGAATAGTAGAAGAAATTTCTGGTATAAAAAGAATTGCATTAAGAAGTAAAATGCGTGAAAAAAGAATAGCCATACCTAGAAGTATATTAGGTTATATGCTACGAGATGATGTCGGCATTTCAGCTATGAGAGTTGGTAAATTAGTAGGCAGACATCATTCTAGTGTTTTAAAATATGTAAAAGACCATAAAGACAATTTAAGGTTTTATCCAGATTATAGAGATATGTACACACTAGTACAAGAAGAATTTGTAGGAAAGTTTAGAGGTAAAAATGTAGCAGAAATACAAAGGCAAATTACATCTTTACAAAAGCAATTAGATAGACTAATTGAAGGAGAAAGTTTAACATTAATTAATAATAAAAATCAAAAAAAATGACAGACAAACAGTATGTAAATGGTATTATCATCAAAGAAAAAACTTTTGATAATGGTGGATCACAGCTTAAAGTTAGCATAAAAGTAGATGATCTTATGGAACAACTAAATAAACTTAAAGATGATGGTTGGGTAAATTTAATTGTAGCCAGAAGAAAAGAACCTTCAGATGGTGGTATAACACATTATTCTTATGTAGATACCTGGAAACCAAAAAAATCTAGTGGAGGTTCTAAAAACACATTAGATAACAAAGATAACATGATGAATGGAGATGCAGATGATCTACCATTTTAATTAACCATAAATAAGGGGAGTAGGCAACTACTGCCAAATTAATAATAATATTAAATGTTTTTAGCTCCCCTTGTTTTTAAAACTTAAATATGTCAAATAAAGAAAAACCAAACTACTATGCAATACTACCTTCGGAAGTTAGGTATAGTGAAAAAATTAATCCTATGGAAAGATTATTGTATGCTGAAATAACTTGCCTAGTAAATTACAAAGGACATTGCTGGGCTACTAATGGTTATTTTGGTAGAATATTTGATAGGCATCCTAGTAGTATAAGCAGAAACTTAGCTAAACTTGCTTTACATAATTTTATAAAAATTAAACTTATAAAAAACAAAAACAATGTAGAGGAGAGAATAATAACTTTAGTAAATACCCCTCAACAAAATTGCGAACCCCCCCTTAACAAAAATGTTAAGTATAATAATAAAAAAGAAAAAGATATGTTATTTGAAGAGTTTTGGAATAATTATAATTTTAAAAAAAGTAGAAAATTATGTTATGCTAAATTTATGTCATTTAGCACAGCAATTTGCAGAAAATGTGTTACTGCTGCTAAAATATATTCAGACTCAATAACAGATGATACTTATAAAAAACATCCAGGCACTTGGCTAAATCAAGGTTGTTGGGATGATGAAATACAAGACAAAAATAAAAATGATTTTAAAGGCAGTAAATATGAAGGTTTTGTATTTTAAAATATGACATTTAAAGACTACGACATTACAATAAAAAGACCTACAGGACAAGTTAAAACAAAATGTCCTAAATGTTCACATGAACGTAAAAAGAAAAGCGATCCATGTCTATCTGTAAATATAGATGAAGGCATTTGGAATTGTCATAACTGTGGCTGGAATGGGAGTTTAAAAAAACAAAACAATTATATGCAAAAAGAATACACAATACCTTTAGATCATAAAATAAAAAATTATTCAGAAAATGTTATAGCATGGTTTAAAGATAGAGGTATATCTGAAAACACTATTAAAGACAATGGCATACATGAAGGCTTGGAATACATGCCACAGGTAAATAAAGAAGTTAAAACCATACAGTTTAAATATTTTAAAGACAGTAAATTAATTAATATAAAATTTAGAGATGCAGCTAAAAATTTTAAATTAGTAAAAGATGCTGAAAAAACTTTGTATGGTATAGATCATGTTTTGGGTAAAAAAACAATAATAATTGTAGAAGGAGAAATGGATAAATTAGCTTTTTATGAAGCAGGTCATAAAAATTGTGTTAGTGTTCCAACAGGTGCTGGTAATAATAAAATGGAATATTTAAAAGATTTACCAGAAGATTTAGAAAAAGTTTATTTAGCAGTAGATAATGATGAACCAGGCAAAAAATTACAAGAAGAATTAGCTAGAAGATTAGGTAGAGATATTTGTTTTAGAGTTAGTTATCCAGATAATTGTAAAGATATAAATGATGTATTAATTAATTATGATAAATTTGAAATAGATAGCTGTTTAAAAAAAGCATTAGCATATCCTTTAGATGGTGTTTTAAGTGTAGATGATTTTAATTTAGATATAGATAATTTATATGATAATGGTTTACAAAGGGGTAAAGTATTAGGGCATAGTAACTTTGATAATTTATTTAGTTTTGCTTCATCACAACTTACAGTAGTTACAGGTGTGCCTACTCATGGTAAAAGTAATTTTTTAGAATATATGGCTATGAAACTATCTGCTTTACATGGTTGGAAGTTTGGTGTTTTTAGTCCAGAGCATTATCCAATGCAATTACATTTTTCTGTCTTAGCTGAAAAATTAATAGGCAAAAGTTTTAGGAAAATTACTAGATATAATAGAATGACTAAAAATGAATTAAATCTTGCTAAACAATTTATAGCCAATCATTATCATTGGATTAGACCAGACAAAGATGTTTATACATTAGACAATATTTTATCTTCTGCAAAAGGTTTAATTAAAAGATATGGTATTAATGGTTTAATTATAGATCCTTACAATAAAGTATATGCTGATATTGGAAAGCAAAGTGAGACTAATTATATAAATCAATTTTTAACTAAACTTACTATGTTTAAGCAAAAGTATGATATACATATATTTTTAGTAGCACATCCTCGCAAAATGCAAAAGAAAGATAATGGCATGTACGAAGTTCCTAGTCTTTATGATGTAGCTGGTAGTGCAAACTTTTATAATCAAGTAGATAATGGCATAACAATATATAGAGACTTTAAAAATGAAGTTACTGATGTGCATGTACAAAAAGTAAAGTTTAGACATATTGGAGAATTAGGACAAGCACAATTTAGATATAATTTACAAAATGGCAGGTATAGTGAGGTTGGAGAAAACTTTGATGATAATTCTTATATCATGGAAAGACAAGAAAGTATGTTATAAATTTGATTTTATGAAAAATTTTTCGTTACATTGCTTATGCTTTTTACATCTATAATCCCACCTCTACTACTAATTACTTTCTGTATTATAGTAGGTTTGTTCTTAGGAATAGTGTTTATGCTAATATCTACATCTGATGAACTTAACACTTTACATGATGAGGTTGAAAGATACAGGCAGCAAAATGAAAAATTAGTAAAAAGATGGAAAGATAAATATGTTGATGATGGATCACATGAATATTAATGGGTAAACCTATATACAGAGTAATTGTTGATTTTGAATATAGGAATACTCCTAGAAGTAGTTATATTAAAACAAAAATAAAGCATGATACAATAGATACGTTTGCTTTGTCAAAAGATAAAAAAGAAATATACGATCACATTAAAACAAGACTTTTAAGAAAAATTAACAAAAAAGAACATGAGATTGACATTAAAATAACTAATGTTTTTATAAAAAGCCAACATGGAGAAACAAATTATTAAGCTGTATAAAATAAAAAAATTTAGGCTAGGAGATATATTAAAATATGATGATAATATATTAAATTATGGGGAGCATGATTATGATTGGAATACATTGGCAAGGCAGTTAGAAACAGATGGTTATGCACCAGAAAAATATAAAACTTATATAGAACTAGAAGATGTATCGCATGATCAAGGTTTTAAAGAAAATATAAATATACTAGATGGTAATCATAGAATAAGAATGATGCTAAAATTATTTGGAGAAGATTATATTTTTAAAGCAAAAGTTGAAGAAATTAATTTAGTTAATGGCAAAGACTTTAATAAGCCAAAAAAAGAAGACAAATCATGCCCACATTGTTATGAACCATTAAAAGGATGTGATTGTAAATTAGCAAAAGCAGAAGATGGATTTACTGTTCACAAAAAGTGTTTAGATGAATATAATATGTTTCGCAGAAAAGAAAAAGAAAAATTACTAAATGTATTAAAAGAAAAGTTTGAAAATGAACCACAGTAAATTTTATTACGATTTTGATAGAAATAAAGAAATGACAAAAAAAACAGAAGACAGAAAACAAATGCCTGTTTATACAGGAGTATTAAAATATTTTCCAGATGCAATGTTAGAGGTTTCTAAATGCAGCTATGCTGGACAAAAACAACACAATCCAGACAAACCATTGCATTGGGATAGAAATAAGAGTGGAGATGAGCTAGATGCCCTTACAAGGCATTTAATAGAAGCAGGTAGTATAGATACTGATGGCATAAGACATTCTGCTAAAGTAGCATGGAGAGCATTAGCTAATTTACAAAAAGAATTAGAAAATGAAATAGAAAAAAGAAAATGATTAGATTTATACTCTGGATTTTAAATAAACTACCTAAAAATAAACTAGAAGAAAATTTAAAACAATATGAAAAGAAATGAAGGAGAGTCTTTTGAAGACTATAAAATAAGAAGAAAAGAAGCAAAAGAAAAACAAAAAAGAAGATTAAAAGGAATGAATGTTTTTCCTGGAGATTGGGGTACATACAGAAAAGATATAGATGGTATTGTTGAAAGCAGATTAATGGATCTTATGCAAAAAATGAAAAACAAAAATGGAAAATAAATTATGTGC